ATGAGAATGACCAGCCGCAAAAAAGAGATATTGAGTTACTACGAACCGGGCAACCTCGAATGGGTAACGGGTGAGATTGGCGCACCTCCCCTCGATGTGTCCGGTTTGGCATACATGCTTTTCGGTACGGGGGCGTTCGATAATAGTCACTATGTTGAGTCTACCCGGCGAACGCTTGAATCAATGGTCAAGGCTGGCTTGCTGGAAAAGATAACGAGCTATGAGCAACGTCAGAATAGAACACAATCAGGCGGCGGGCGCGGCGTGTGGTGTAACGTATCGCGCTATGCCTTGCCCGGCTCCTGTGTGGTTATGCGTGACGATGGCGGAAAGCGTGAAGCCATTGAGGGGGAAGTGGTGCGGATTGATTAGGTGTGGAAATATGCCTCAATCGTGGACAAAATCAGTAAATCTGATGTGTTAATTATGGAGTGCAACAATATCCAATCCATTGATTTAATTAATCTCTGTCAGAAAACCAGAATTACCGAAAATCAAACTAAATGCTGTATTGCCTCCGCCTTGATTTGATAACCGCCATGAAACCCAGTAGACCCCGTTACTGATACTCGCTGCCCGAACTGGCATAGCATCAACTCAAGTGCCAACAGGTCAAACCCGACCACACACAATGGGTAAGGCGTCCGCTTGTCTGTCTCAACCTGAATAGTGGCCACCGCCATAACTTTGCCTGTTTGAGTCTTAATACGCTTCGGGATTTTAGTTATCCTGCCAGTGAACGTTATCATTGGATATCCTGATGAATAGGAAAATGAGATAAAAAAGCCAGCACAGGGCTGGCAAAGGTTGGAGATTGCAGGTCTATAGCCCACTAGGTAAGTAATTTATTCATCACTTCCGAGGACATAGAGCAACGAAGGAATAACATCGCGCATCGCTGTTTCCTCTGTTTCGTCGCTCATCAGTGTCAGTGTGTAATCCAGGCACTCATACACCACATCAATCGCGGATAATCCAAAGGCCCCACCCGCGATAATTTGCCCGGTTTCCCATTCTGGCGTTTCGACGATAGACAGGCGGTAGCCACCAAACGTCACAGGTGGGTTGTTAGGGCCTTCGCTCAGATAGAGGCCCACCGCTTTAGCGGCTAAGGTGGCGCGTTCGTCATCGTCCATATCAGCAGCCTGACCAATGCAACCGTCGAGATGTTGACTGATTTCAGCCACACTCATTTCTACCAGCCTATTACCCGCTTTAACCTTACCCTTGGCTGGCGCTGGTTTACTCTTGGCGTTCTGTGCTCGCGGGTCATGGCTATCACGATATCGCGACAGGTAAGCATCACAGGCAATGGCATCAATTTTACTGCCGACTCGCGCAGGGAAACCCGATTTACTTTCCCAATTGTAGAATGCCCGGCGACTCATCTCGGCATGTGCGGCGTACTGGCTTACTGACATCAACATAAAATATTCTCCCTGATTGGCAAAGTGTGAACCCTTCACAGTCGTAATGTGCAAAAGTGTGAAGGGGTTTACACTTTTTGGCGGAATGTGTGAATCAAACTGTAAATCAAAAATTGTTCTAATTGCTCTCCACACCACGCAGTCAAAGACATGCAACAACTCGATAACAAAAAAGTGTGAAGTGTAAAGTGTGAATCAAATTCAAAAGTTAATAGCTAGGGAAACTGCACGGCGCGCAATGTCCCGTGTAATAAATGTTGCCAGGAGGGACCCAAAAAATTCTGAGGTCCATTAACCCGCCATTCACCGCTCACTCTGTGCCGCCACACCATACCGTTCAGACAGTGACCTGATATCTTCCTCAGTCCACGGCTCCACATGTTTCTCAAGAACCCTCTGAGCAGCAAAGAAACCAGCGTGATAGCCGTTATCGTCACTGTGGGTCATGCTGTAGGTGAATGCCTCCATATTCCGGTCCTCAGTATCCAGGCATTCCCAGCCAGCACAGACCGCAATCATCTTGCGCTTGGTGAAATTACTCAGGTGTCGTGCACTAACTTGCAACGTATCAATAGCCTCTTCGTGCGGTGTTCGGCGCTTAATCAATTTGAGTGCCAGTATTGGATTGTTTTGAGCCTCACGACTGGAGGCTATCCAATGGGCGTTGGTATGACGGGAGACCACTACACTCGCGCTTTCCTGCTCATCTTGAGCCTGTGCAGACTGTGATAGCCGCTGTAGTCGTAACAAGCTGCCACTGAGACGATTTCCGGTAGGGGCTGCTGCTTGTGGGGCTAAGTGCTGGTAACTCATGCTCATGGCTCCCGACTCGACTTAGGGGCGATTTAACGCTGTTGGACTCATTCCGGCATCAAGACTCGCTTTAATGCTGGCAGCTTCACCGTGTGGCGCAACGATTTCACCACTGACCCGCTTCGCATCACCACGCAGCATGACACCCGTAGCCCGTAGCCGGTCATTACGGCGGGCTGTGGCATGGGCCATTTCCTGATTAAATTCTTCCTCAGCCTGTTTACGTGCTTCAACGTTATCAGGGGTGTTAGGGTCAGCCGCATTCATACGCTGCCTATTACGCTCAATCATGGCTTGGGTTTCATCTTCGGTCATCGGCTCTACCATCTTGGCCAGTGCCTTTATTGCACGATGTTTTGCAGCAAAATAACCATTGCTATCACCGTTCCCAGAAGAATAAGTCAGCGCGGTCATGGCCTTTTCTTCATCGTCCTGAAGCTCCCACGTCGGATCACGTTGCTCCATGAAATTCTGAGTGAACACGGTTAATGCTTCCGGGTCTTCTGCCAGTCGCTTTTTAATCTTCGATGAGCTCATGTCCGTATCTTTGAGTAACCGGATTGCCAGTATCGGGCTGGCTTTCGCCTCGTCAGAAATAGCCACATTGTGTGACCGGCTGTGCTGGCTGGGTTTTGCTATGGAAACCGCCTTGGATTGCTGCTTATCAGTATCAACAATATCCGCTGAGGCATCAGCGCGACTGCCCCATAAATGACTGAAAGTTTTCATCAATGAGCCTGCCTTTTTTGTCGTAGGTTGTTTTGTTGCTGTGGTTTTTCGTGAGATGCCAAGAAGATGAGCGATGTTAGGATTTATCATGACAGTCCACCCTCTGGCTTTTCCGGCCAAATGATATTGAGCGGGTCATCAGGATCGATACGGTTCATCAGTACCAGATAGGTTTGCCACAACACCAATGCGGCTGTTTCTTCAGGAGTCGCTAACTGGGTGCTGACAGCGGCTTGCAATGCGACAACCTGAATATAAGCCTCCGTCAATACCTTGGCCTTGATATCACGGGCATCTGAGGCGGTCATTGGCGCGGGTTGCCATTCATGCGGACGACCGGCGATCTGCACACGCATGTAAGAACGCCCGAAGCGGTCTTTTGGGGCCGCACCTGCGCCCATGTTAATGACTTGTCCGGGTTGATAAATCTGATTCATGTCTTACCCCTTCCTTAAGGTTTTAAGGGCACTATCGACCAGCCCACGGGCAACCTCATGGATGGAGGGCGTGATACCAAACTCTGAGCGTCCGCGCTCACGTTCTTGCAAATGGCGTAAGGCCTCAACCTGATCGCGGGTCAAGAGCACGGCTTGCGTGTTACTTTTACGATTCATTTTTAACCTCAACTGAGTATTTATACAGCTAAATATATTGCAATAAATGAAATGATTCAAGTCACTGTTGCAATAATAGGAATATAAAATAATTCATAAAAATATGCTGTATACACGTTTACACTAGTCAAAATAGGGCTTTCTCACTTTTGTATACACGTATACACTATTTTCCGTATACGCGTTTACACACGGCAACGTGAGTGAATTGGCACACAACCTACTTACGGTGTTTACACATGATGGATAAAAAACAAAGCAAGCTGTTTTCTTTCAGAGTGCCGGCTGAAATGGCCGGTGAGATTGATGAGGCAGTGAAGCATTCAGGAAAGGATAAATCTGCGTGGCTACTGGGAGCTGTTCTGGATAAGTTAGGCAAGCCAGATACCTCACGTTCGCCAGAGTCACGTATGGAGGCTCTTATCAGTCAAATGGAAGGGTTACTCAGTGGCTCCGCTGCTTTACCTGCTCCACATGAACCTGAAACAGTTAAGGCCACCAGCACAACGGGATTGACCGCAAAAGATATTATTTGCCAGATGGTCAGTGAAACCGAACGGCTCGGTATTCAATCCAGTAATAAAGCCATTGTAGCCAGATTAAACGAGTTGGGAGTTAAACCCGCGCGGGGAGGCGTTTGGACGACAAGCGCTGTAGATAATCTCAAGCGCAGAATGAAGCGAACCAGTCAGTAGTCATGCATCTTATCGGTGTGTGTATTGGAAGCCCTGATTTCAATTCAGGGCGGTTACTCAATGTTCAACCAGAAACCGCAACCGTTGCGCCAATTCTCCGGCAGTCAATTCTCCTGTCGCAGCCCTAACCGTAAGTTCCTCCAGTTCGTTACCCTCATCACGGATAAAGACGCCGTTACGGTTCAAGAAGGCCATTGTTGTGAAGAATGCCGTGCGCTTGTTGCCGTCATTGAAGATATGCCCACGGGCAATAGCGACCCAATACGTGGCGGCAAGCTCAAACAAATCCGTCACACCTTCGTAGTGGGTGAGATTCTGAACACGGTGAATAATGGCTTCGGCTCTCCCCGCGTCCGGCATACCCGGCACTCCCGGATAAAGCTGCAATATTTTGTCGTGAAATATCAGTATTTCACTCGCGCTAATCCATCTCATCTGTCGGTCAGTGCCTCGACGGTTCGCCCGTGGCGCTGCATGATGAAATCAAATTCAGCATCCAGTTTTGATTTTTGATAAGCCTCAAAGTCAGCCTTGCTTATGACTACAGCGGCTGAACCGTCACGCCGGATGATTTCCATCGGTTCGCCACTTGTAGCAGCATCCAGCACAGCGGATATATTGGCGCGGGCCTGTGTTGACGTATAGGTAATCATAATAGCCTCTCTGATGTGTACACTTTAAATGTACACTTCAATGGAGTGTTAAGCAAATATCGCTGATGGGGGGGGGCTGAATCACGACAGGTGATAATTTGCTAATAACGGGTTTGTCGCCGCTCCTGACTTCTGTAGCGGTTACGCACCTCTCGCCGCCGATCTTCTGGTGTACCAGTGGAACGCCTTAAGCAATGGTCGCGCCGCTGGGCTATCTTCTCTCGCTCACTCTCGTCAGTACTGCAATCCATCACAACAAGCCACTGCGTTGCTGCCCTGCGCCAATAACCTGATAACTCCAAGGTTTCAGCTTTTCTTTTCTGTTCATCCATGCTCAAAAATTTTATCCAAACCGATTAACCAGTGCTACCACATTGTAAGCCAGAGATTACCTCATACCTTTAGAATTTACGTCATTCATTGCTTAGGTAACGTTTCAGTTCATCTTCAAGATCAGCAAGCTCTTCTGGCCTCCTAACCAGCGTCAATAACTCGGGAGAGACGTTCCAGCGATTATTTCCAGCCGAATGAACTGTCACCGATTTTTTGTTGAGCCTGATGACGATACCAGCGACTACAGATTGCTCAGATTGGAACCGAACCACATCACCAATACGCAATTCAGACATCGCGCTCAGGGCTTTTTCTCGCTGTAACTCTTTCAGTCGATCCACAATGCGGTTGTGTAAAGCGGTTAACTCCGCTTCCGTTAAATTATCGATACTTATCATATGAATACTTTCGCCTTTTTCGTTTCATATTCTTTGATGATTTCCAGCGTCATATCAAAAAGCTCTCCCGCCGCCTTGCGTGCATCCGTTATAGTTAAATCGTAGAGAGTCATCATGGAGTACTGTATTGCCCGCGCTGTTTTTGGTGTTGCATATTTCAGATAGATTTCTTCCCCGCGCCTTTCAATGTCCCGCTGGAAGTCCTGCCGAGAAAAAGCCCATTGATGAGACAATTGATAGGGTTCGTTAAACCAAGATACATCTGCCTTTGTCTTTCTAACCCAAACGACAATTGCCGGAAACTTGTGTTTGTCACAATAGTCCAGGTGATCGCTCGGTACTGACAGCCACGGACGCCCGCGACCTTCTGTATACTTCATGATTTTCATGCTGCCATCTCCTTTAAAACTCGCCAGCCAGAAAGAAGCCTCAATACTAACGGGTTAACTTTCGAACAGCTATTTAACAGTTGATTATGGATTTTGTCAGTTCCTACCCCCCCCTACTAAAAGTTTTGGCTGTTTTATGTCTACTTTATCTACCAATCATGCCAAACCCAGTAATGACGTGGCCTACAGCTTGGTAGAGAACACAAAAACACTACCTACTGGCTATCTACTACTATCTACCTGTCTACCAAAAGTCACTCAGTGGCGTTAGTGCATAATTTGGTAGATAAAGTAGATAATAGGTAGACAATAAAAAATTACTATCTACCAAGCTGTAACCCTTGTCCTGTCTGGCTTTGAAGTCATTTGGTAGATAGAGTAGATAGTAATAGATAAAACTTTATATGTAGGGACTTAATCCGGCGTATCCAGCCCCCACACATGAGGAAGGAAGCCGTTCACTTTTTCCGTTAACCCCACATTGGTTTGTTTGCGTCCGTTGATTTCCCGTGTTTTGTATTCCTTGCCGTATTCATTCGCCGCATTTTTCATCGCCTTACCGAATGACGTTACAGCCAGCGGCTTACCTAGCCCCTGAAACTCAAGAAATTCTTTATAAAGGTGATACAGGTATTTTTTAGGCTCGGATTCAATGCTTTTTCCACCCCCCATGAGCAAGCCTCGGGCTTCACTCATAAAATACAGTGCCGCGCATAAATCAATAACCGGATCTGTGCCCCGCTTTACCTCTAACGCCTCATCAGAGTTACGCTGCTCCAGTAGAAGCAATTTAGCTTTATCTTGGCTGGCAAACTCAGTTAACAGGTGACGGATAATTACGGGTAATTCCACACTGATTTTCGCATTGAGCAGCGGATCTTTGTCATCATCACTGACCGGGTTATTGAAAGAGAAAATGACTCTGCGCCTGGCTATCCCTCCCTGACGTTCAGTAAAGTTCATAGGTTCGTTATTCGTTGCAAGTACTACCGACTGTAAAATAATACTAAATTGCTTCTCATACTTGCCGTCGATCTCAAGCAAGTCACCACCAGTAATAGCCTTAATACCCGTTCCCTCGCCCACATATTTAGACTGGTCAGGAAGCAAAATTAGGCTTTTTCCGACAAACTGCGCGCGGCCTCTGGCGCTATCCAGCGCGGCCATATTGCCACTGGCGGTGTTATGTTCCCCGGTCAATAATGTAGCAATATGAGTAAATACGCTTTTACCACTACCTCCCTCACCGGTTATCTCAAGAAATAGCTGCCAATCATAACGGTTCGCCAGCACCATAAATAACCCGGCCTTAATGCGTTCCATCTTCCCGGCGTCACGACCCGCCGCATGAGATAGCCATTTGTAGAAATTACTCGCGTGTACCTTAAGACATTCATTTGCCGCCAGTGGTTGGGTGAACGTGATCCCATTATGATTAAGTAGCCAATCCTCCGGCTTATGTGCTCTGAACGCGTTTTCTCGCAGATCATACACGCCATTCTTGAAACCAATTAAGTAGCGCGGCTGAGTTGTCATAACTGGCACTTGCAGCTTCATGGCTTCAATAGCGTTTTTAATTCCGGTAGGAGAGTAAGGCGTTTCATTCTCATTGAAAATAGCGACCATTTCGCGCTGTAGCTCGCTGTCAGGGACTTTTTCCCACCGCTCACCGTTATAACGATAAACCGTCTCACTTTCTGGGTTGACGGTGATCTGCCCATAACGTTCTGCTAGTAGCTCTCCCCGCTGACTTGCTGCCATCTGAGACAAAGCCGGGCGAGAGTTTTTATCATTGTGTATAGCGGTAACGGTAGCTTTCATTTTCGCCCCCTTTGGTTGATACAGTGATTCGGTAAAAGCGCGTGTAGCGGCTTCTGTGCCGTTCTGTTGGCGGTAGTCGTCCCAGTCGGCTTTATGGTGAGTCGGTGGTGTGGCTACCCAGCCAGAGACGCAAATAGCGGATTTTTCAGCGGAGATAACACCAATATTCTGCTTAGGTTTGCCTTTTTCGTCACATTCTCCCGGTTCGTGCCAGTCGTTATCTGCTGCTATGATGATTTTTGCTTGTGGCCACTTTGCCCGGCAGACCTTCGCGACGTGAATTAGGTTGCCTTCGTCCAGTGCGGCCAGTACTACCCCATCATCCAGTAACGAAACGGTAACGCCGGTTGCGTAACCCTCGGCGATCAGCACCGTTACAGGCTGTTCGTTACCCGCTGGTGGTTGGAGCCTAACCGGAATAAACGAACCCTTTTTCGTGGTACCCGCCAATAACCGTTTCGAACCATCAGCCTTAATCACCTGTGCGCCGGTGGTGGTGCCGTCCATTCCTTGCAGTACCAGTAACAGTGAGCCGTCACTGAGCAAGGCTTTGGAGGGGCTTGGAAGGCCCTTATTGAGAAGGTACTGAGATTCCCCCGATACCGTTTTAGCCACCAGCGCCGCCACCTTGTCAGCAATCGCAATATTGGATTGAGGCTTATCTCTGGCTGGCTTCGGTTCTGGTAAGGGCAACGACATCACACTCGCGACCTTTTCCGCCGCTGAACGGGCGTCACACTGGTTAACCTTCATCACTAAATCCAGCCCGGTACCCGCGCCACAGTGTGAGCAATGGTAGGTTCCGCGACCCTCCCGATCATCAAATCGATAGCGGGTTTTACCGCCACAGCTTGGACACTCACCCTCGCCGCGATTGGTCGGAATATCCAGACGTTGGAAAATAGCTTCCCAGTGGCCTTTAGCTTTGCTGCGAACGTCCTCAACGAATGTCATTTTTTTGCGGACTCCCGGTAAAAGTGAATTCAGCAACAAAACGCGCCAGAGGCATGATGCAAGGTGCCTGATACCCATCACGGCTAAAGGTGACCCGGTTAAATGCCACGGCCTGTACAGTGACGAGTAAGCCGTGACTGTCTTTGTAGCGGTCATTAGGCAGCGGTTCGCGCATGGTTCACCTCCGTAGCTTTTTGAAGGTGTGATAGCGCTTCATGCATAAGACTGTGTACAGCGGCAACGCGATTGGCTTCGTCGTTGTCGTTTGCTGTAAGGGTGTCCATCCACATATTCAGCACAGCGATAGCCTGATTACTGTATGCCAGTGCGTTTTCTGCGTGATTCACGACTTCAAAGGTTTCTTTATCCATGAGTGACCTCCGGCAGACGACCAGCAAAGGAAAGTACGAACTGACCGGCCAGAGAGCGGCGGGCGTCTTGTTCAGAATGGGCGGTTACAGATTCACGGTGCGGCTTGGCGTTCAGGTCAGAACGGCACACGGCGAGAAAGAGAAATTTAAAGCGAGTTGGGGTATGATTTAACATAGCTACCTCGATACTCAATCTATCGTTGGTGGTAAGAGGCCCGGTTAGTGTTAGCGCACTGCTGGGCTTCGTTATTTTGTGTACTGCCTGTGCCTTATCTGTGGATAGGGTGTGATTTAAATTACAATCAAATGAATCACACATCAAGTGTTTTGTGTGATTTGATTTCATGTATACTGAATCACACGTTTTATTTAAGGTGCTGAACATGGCAACAAATACGGTTAACGACAAATCAAAACAAATATCCATTCGCATTCCACACGATGTAATGGATGGTATGGAAGCGGTAAAAATGGACGGTGAAAGTAATGCCGGTTTTATCGTTACAGCTATGCAAGATGAGATAGCCCGCCGCCAACTCAAAGAGAGCGATGAAAATAAGTTGCTGTCCAACCTCAATGGCGCACTAGAAGCACTAGCTCGTATCGAAGAGATCGGTACGAAGGCAGGGGAAAATATCAAGGCCATCGTTAACGTAGCGCAGAGTGAGATCAAACGCCGCCAGCGCAAGAAATCCAAATCAGAACCATCTGAGTAATCCCGAAGGGTAGCACTGTGAATGCTACCCTTTTCTTTGCCTGTAATCTGCTGATTTAGTTTAACTCCCACCAATGGTGAAAGTTGACTGCACGTTATAACTTGCTGATTTTCGTTGTTACATCCGTTTTGAATGACTGCCGAACCTGAGTAACGGTAATGTTCAGGTGAACCGGAATAATTATCCGGTTTAACGTTGAGAAGTTTACGCATGGCTTTTGCTCTCCACGCCGATTCCGTGGTTAGCAAATTCCCCGTGGTGTATTTCACGAAATTGCCTGACGGTTTTCTCTGCTTCGGAGAGGTTCGTGAATAAACCTACGCGGTGCTGTTTTCCATTGACCATACACTCAGCCCTCCATTTGTTTATTTTTCCTTCCCGACTCACCCCCTTAACACCAGATGTATTAGTTTTTTTCATTGAGCGATTGCGGCAATTCTCTGCATGAGTAGCTTGACGCAGATTGCAGATACGATTGTCAGTCTTGGCACCATTGATATGGTCAATTTCGTTATCAGGCCATTTACCGTTGACATAAAACCAAGCCAAACGGTGAGCAGGATAACTCTTGCGATCTATCGAAATCAGGATGTATTTGCCGCTGTTCGGGCTACCAGCAACACTGCCTATACGGACTCGGTTAGAATTAGATAACTGCCAGATAAAAACGCCTGTATCCGGGGAATAGTGCAAAACTTCCTGCAAACGTTGATGGGTTAAGCTAGACATTGCTTACCCCCTGTTCGTCTTTGATTTCCCCACCTCCTGCGCGACAGGGTTGTGCAAGAATCAATGAGTTAGCTAATTGCTCCGTTTCGGGACAATCAAGCTTAATCAACAGGTTACTGTGGGCCGGTAAACTCGGTGAATTGCGGTTTTTAGTATGCGACTCGCTCAAAGATAGTCGGTTCAGGATGCCAGCCAGGGAAAAGGCCCGTTTCTGGCTGACCACTGGAGTTATGAGCATCATGCCACCACCTCGACACGCAGACCTTTAGCTGTGTAGCCCTGAACCTGCTTACCATTCACACGAACCCGCTTTTTAGTCAGTAAACGAATGTGGTCGCCGTATACATGAAGTAACTTTCCATCTACAGCAACCTCGTTATAACCATATCGAGGCTTGTGTGACACCTGCACAAATGGCTCTGAGGCCTTGCGTGGTAGGGCTCCTTCTGCACATACCTCTTGCTTACCACCAGAAACACGCTTAACCACTGCCACATAATTTGC